TTTCATTTTCTGCTCTTATTTGAACAGATGCAATAACAAAAGCCTTTTCTTTAAACGGAAGATTTAGAAATTCATGCGGAAATTTATGAAGTTTTTGAAGGCAAAAATGTGCATATACAGCCTCACTCTCGCCTTCATTAATTAGTTTTTTGCTTCTTCAACCGCATCATCTAAACTATATCCATTTATTTCTTGTATTTCTTGCATTAAATCATCATATTCTCCTGGGTTTAATAAATGTTTTTTCAACAATTTTATTGAATCCATTTCATTATAGAAATCTTGTAATTCAACATTATGCAAATCAGGATAAACAACACATTTATCAGCTAATAATTCTAAATATTTTACAGTATCAAATTCTTGTTTCATTCTTTTTCCTACTTGAACTTGTTTATAGCATTGTTTTCTTATTGCATCGTTTTCATCTGCAGTAATGGTTTTTAGTTTCCATTTTTCTACTTTTCCTTCTTTATCTACAAATCTATTAGAAGCAACATATTCAACTTCTTTTACTTCATCTTTCAACATAAAACTTTCTAAACTCATATCTTATCTTTCCTTTCATTAACTATTTTTTTATTTTATTTTTATTGCATACCTGCTAATTGTGTAAATTTTGTTGGATTTGAAAAATCTTCAAATGTAAAGTCAATTTCTTGTTCTAGGAAATCACCATCTACATCAAATGAAGCTAACACTCCACCATCTACATTACATCCTGAAAATACCATTGTGCAAACTCCTGCTGCTGATGTAGGATCACTATTTGATACTTGTATATCAAAGTATATATCTTCTCCTGTATTTTTGTATCTTTCCATTAGTTCATCAAATATTGATGTATTTTTATATATTGTTATTTTTCCAGTTCCTTTCCAACCTGTTGATTTATTACCAGAACCAGTCTTTCCTAACACATTTATTTCTTTCTTTGTTTTTTCAAATTTTGCTTCAAAATCCTTACCTTGCATTAGTAAATATCTTCTGCCTTCAATAGTAACATAGCATTCTGCTAATTTTGCACTAACGGCATCTTTTGCATTCATTGTAATATTTGCCATTTAAAATTCCTCCTTATAAAAAAATTAGAGAACTTAAAAAGCTCTCTTTTATTCTACAACAACGGTCATATATAATTTTTCCATTGCATTTATTACTTGTACACTTGTTTCAATTGTTACTGATTTTTTATCATTTCCAATTGCAACTTTAATATCTTCATCTTCAAAATTTTCAATTGCTTGTAAAGTTTGATAATCTTTGAATAAAGCAACTATATCAGCCCAAAGTGATGTTCTTCCGGCTTCATTGTTTGCTATTTTTCCAAGATATTTAGAATTAAATACACTTGCTACATCAGAAGCAATTTGATCTAGAACTCTTATTGTTTGATTAGATTTAAATTCTTCGCCTTTTTCACTTGTAATATCTACTAAACTATTTATATCTACCAACACTCTAACTTCATCTCCAACTTTATGAAGTATAAATTCTCCATTATCTATTGAATTTTCTAATTGTGCTTGTGTATAATCAACATTTACTGTATATTCTCCATCATATGTTTTATTTGTATTTGATTTATTTATTTCACAACCAGCAATTACTCCTGTAACCCAATAAACAAGTGCTGAATCATCTTCAACAGTTGTATTCTTAACATTTACAACACCTTCATAGTTTGCTGCATTATTATATACAACCGCTTGGAATTTAATTCCTTGCTCATCTCTCATTCTTTTAGCATATTGAACATATAAATTAGAAGTTGATTCATCTTTAGCAGTACAGCCAACAGCGTTTACTTCATATGATTCTAATTTATCTAAAAATTTTTGGTGTGATTCTCCACTTACATCTCCATTTGTTCCTCCAGCTAATGCTTTTCCTGCTGTTACAGCAAGAGTTTGCATTTTAAATGTAACATAGTCATTATCTACTAGTTCATTTACTGATTCAACTGTTTGGACATCGACTTCTTTTGTTCCTAAATATGTACTTACATCATATTTATTATCTTCATCAATATTTTTTGCTATAACTATTTTTATATCATTTCCTCTAATTCCACTACATTTTGCAGTAGCAAGATCATTTGTAGCCTTATTTCCAGAATTTAATCTATAAAAATATGCTTTTTTGATATTTTTAAATAAATCTCTTATTCCTTTTAATTTTTCATTTGAATAATCATAACCAAATATTTTTAATGAATTTTTTGTAAAATTCTCTGATGTAACTTCAATAATGCTTTCATCTTGTCCCCAGTCCATTTCTATTGCCATTGCAGCAATTCCTCTTTCTCCTATTTTAGAAGATGTGGCTTGTGCTGATGCAAAGTTAATATAAGTACCTGGTAACTTTTTATTTTGACTTATAAAATTTCCTCCTCCTAGCATAACTAGTTCACCTTTCCTTTCATATAATTTTTTATTATTTCATCAATTTCTATTTTAGTATATTTCTTATTTTCTCTTAAAACTGCATTTAATAAATCTCTATTACTAATATAGATTTTTGAATTAACTATTTGACTTTTTGTATATTTTTCTTCACTTATCGTTTCCTTTTTAGTTTTTTTCATCTTCTTTTACCTCCCCACTCAAACTATAATCATTCATTTTAGTTGTTTCGTTAATATCTTTCTTTATAAATAATTTATAATCTATAAAGAAATGTAAAATTCCATCTTCTATTTTATGGTTCAATTTATCTGCTCTTATTTTTGATTTATCTGATAATTCTATATATTCTAATTCATATAATGTATCACTCATATCATTTAATACTTCGGTATCTTCATCCATTGCATACCCAATAATTACTATACTTAATAAATCTCTATAAAATCTATCTTTCAATCCTATTTCTTTTTTTTCTTCTCCATTAAGAACTTTTATAAAAAAACAAGGTTTTTCAAGATTTTGTAACTTTCTATCAGTATATATTGGATATTGGCCTTTATCTTTATATAGTAGTACGATTTTATTTGCTATTCCCTGTATAATCTCATTTACTACACTTTTAACCATTATTTAAACACTCCTCTATATATTTTTTCATTTTTTGTTCTAATATTGCTGGCAACTGTGATTCAAGTTCCTTTTCAGATATAGTCAACATATATTTTCCTTCAACCCAACTTTGTTTTAGTCGTTTGCCCAACGCAGGAACATATCTGCCAGGTTCTTGTCTATGTCCATATTCAACATAGGATGCATATTTAACTGGATTTTCAACAATGACAATATAGTTGTTACCAAACTTAAAAATTTTTAAAGAATCTGCATATGTAGTTGGATCCGGTACGCTTCCACTTTCTGCTTCTGCTTCTGTATTCGCTGTCCATCCTCTTCTTAAAGTTCCACCACTTTTTATTGTATATTTTTTTTCATTTATTACTTCAAAGGTTCCTTCCCCAACAGGTGTTCTAGGAATAACTTTTGATAGCAACCTTGCTGCAAGTTCTTTGGCTACATCTTTACAGAATTTTTCTACATCTGTTTTCGCTAGTTTTTCAAATTCTTTTTCTAATTTTTCAAATTCACTAAAATCACATTTTCCCCATTTAGCCATTATGCCCATCCTTTCCATAATTCTATAATTATTTCTTGATGTGTATCATAAACTGCTGGCTCACCACTATTTTTATACTTCGTAGTTCTTCCTCTGCCAGTAACAATTATTAGACTTCCTGGTTTAATTTCTAGTTCTGGTGCAATAAATAACTTTATTTTCTGTACTTTTTTTGCTTCCGTATCTGTTTGTGTATTCACATAAATGTCTTCGAATGAAATCCTACATTTTTCATTTTTAAAGACTTCTGTTTCAACATCTTTTGTTATATTGTTAATTACTTTAGGTTTTAATTCATAAATCGTACATTCCGAGTCATATTGTTTTTCAATATTTTTTCTTGCAATCAATGTATATTGGTTCATATTACCACCTCATCTTTCGATGCCTATATAAAGCCTTTTTATACTTTTCTATTAGAATATCATTATCAAAATCTATTGTTCCGGTATTGTATGTTGTCCCATTTATTTCAATTTGTGAGGTTGTATCAGCAAATGTAGTTGTTGTATCTCCTACTTGAATACTTTTAACTTTGACATTTTTATCTTCATTTTCTTCAACATCTATACTTTTTACAAATTGATCATCATACTTATTTAAGTACCAATAATCTTTTACCATATTTAGCCATGTTGTATATAACCCCTCTGAAATTATATTTTGATGTGTTACATCTAATATAATAACTAAAACATCATATATACAATAAACTAATTGTTCATTTGCTTCTTTTTTCTTTTCATCATTTGAAATAGTATTTATAGATAATTCTTTTTGTAGTCTTTCTATAAATCTATCTACATCTATATTAGTTTTATTTTTTATTTTATCAATCATATTTTCACCTACTCTCCTTCTGGATTTTGGCCTTCTCCTGCTTTTGCTTCTTCAATTTTAGCAATTAATGTTTCCTTTTTCATATTGTGAGCATTTTTTATTCCAAGTTCTTTTGCTTTTTCTTTCAATGCTTCTAATTCTTCATCTTCGCTAGTTTCATTTTTGTTTTCTCCAGAATTTTCTCCTTCATCATTGGTACCGTCATTTATGTCGGTACCATCATTTTGCTCTCCTTCCGGATTTATTGGATTTTCTGGCTCTGTTTTTGGTTCTTCAATTTCTTCTATAACTTCAACATATTTCTCATTTTCTTTATATTGTTTTTCATCAATTACAGCTTCCTCATTGATATAGCACCATACATTATTTAATTTAACTCCAGGACCTGTTACTCTTACTTTTCTTTTCATAAATCCTTTCTCCTTTCAAAAATAAGGTAAAGACTAATGTCCTTACCTTATGATAATTTTATTTCTGCTTGGAAGATATCTTCAGCACAACTTAATGTTGGTAAAGCTGTAGCAACTGCTTTTTCCCAAGTGCTTACAGGATCTAATCCTTCTTCATACATACAAGCAAAGATTTTTCCAACAGTTCTAACATCAATAGCAGGATTTCTTTGTAATCTTATTTCTTCTGCTGTTGGTCCATAAACTGTTTCTCCTAATGTTTCATTAGGAATCATAACAAACTTATTTTCTGGGAAATATCTATGTTTTGTATATGTACCATTCTTTTCTAATTTTCTATATTTTCTGTCATATGTATAAATGCTTGGTAGTCCTAGAGAATTTAAATATGTATTTAATTCCCCGACACTTGCAATTCTTGTACTATCTTTTCCAAATAGTGCGTTTACAACATTTTTATTTGATAAAATTTTTGCAAGTACAGTATTTGAAGTTATTATTCTTCCTGGCATTTGATCTAATTTATTTGCCCATGAAATTATATCATTTACTGGGTTTGATGATTCTAATGACCAATCAACATTTGTAACTTTGTTTTCAGTTGGTACACCATAATCAATAGTAGCATTCAATTCGTTCTCATCTAATGTTATAACACCATTAGCAATAACATCCATTCTCATTTTTTCTACTCTTGCTCTTACTGATTCCACTAAATTATCAAAATCATTATAAACATCTTTCATTAAAGCTTGTCTTTCAGCATCATTTCTTGGACTTTCTAATGCAATAATTTCTTTTTCTTTTAATTGCATTTTTCTTTTGATTAAAGCTAATTCAACAGCTTTTTTCTCTGCTTCCCTTTGTCCTATTTCTGATTCTGTATCAAAACCATGAACACTTGCTATAACTGGTGTTTTACTTGCATTTGTTAAAACATCGAATTCAAGACTTTGTTTTTTTGTTTCTGGAAATAACTCCTCACCCATTAAAGCTGGGAATTTTCTTTCTTTTAAATAATTTAAAACTTCTTTTTGATTAAATAATTCTAATACACTTTTTGGCATATTAACACACTCTCCTTTTTTATTATTTTTTTCATTATATTTTATCTAAATTTAATTCCTGTCATTGTTGCTTTATCTTCTGAAGATACAACTGCAGGTAATCTTGCCTCTAAAACATATCCCTCAACCATTATTGCTGCAGGTTGTGGTCCATATGTTACATCAACATCGGCAAATACTAAACCTATTGCCTTTCCACCTTTTTTATACACTGTTCCTGCTTGAACTATTTTTCTACCTTTTTCATCCGCTTCTATACCTGTATCATCTACTTGCTCAGTAAAGTTTTGGTATTTTGCTGATGCTAAAAAATTTTTTTCTTTTACACTTTCTTTATTAACATACATAATTTTTACCTCCTAAAAAATTTAATTAAAAAATTGGCTTTTTGTATTTTGGCTTTCACTTTTATTAGCCTCTTTAGCAAAATTAGCAGCCATACTAATTTCACCATCATCATCGCCTTTGCCTCCTTCTGGATTTACTGGTTCATAACCATTGGCTTTTTTCTTTTCAAAGAAATGTGGTGCTTGTTTTTTGTAATTATCAGTTATTTCTTTTAATCCGATTAGGGATTTTTTGTCATCTGATAATTTAATTTTATCTTTATCTTTATTTAATAGTGAAATAAATGCTTCCCTTGTCAAATCATCTTTTAACACTTTTGCATCATCTAATCCTTTATTTAATAAATCATTATAGATATAATCTTCATTTTCTTTTTTAGCATTTTCTTCAATTTCTTTAATTTTTTTGTCGTATTCATCTTTTGAAATACTATTTTTTTGTAAATCAGCAATTGCTTTTTCCTTATCTTCTTTTTCTTTTGTAATAACTTTTTTGTCATTTTCTAATTGTGATTTTTCAGATTGTAAGGTTGTAATCTGAGTATTTAATGCAGCAACCTCTGCACCATTTTTGGCCATAACAGATTCTACTTGTTCATCTGTTAATCCCATTGCTTTTAGTTCTTCTCTTTTCATGAGTTCTCCTTTCGTTCAGGCTTTCGTGTTTTTATACGGAGCAACGCCTCCGACCTGGTGTTGTTTTCGAACAACTTACAAAATCGTAATATATAAAAATAAGTATGTTAAATAACATACCTACATTTATAACTTCTTATTGGCTGTTTAAGAATCCATTTAATCCACCACTATTTATAGACACCAAAAAAAGACATATAAAACTATATGCCTTTAAATTTAAATAGCCTTATATTTCATTTTCATGCGTCGTTTTTTGGCTATTTTTCAAGTATTTTTATGATTTTCACTTCATTTTCAAATAATGAATAGACTTTATTGTCTGCATCATTTTTTATACTTATTTCTTCAATTTCTGGATCATTATCTTGTGCTGGTACATAACCAACTATTATTCCTTCATACTTTTTACCACTAAATGATTCTATATTAACTTTTTTATTTAATAATTCCTCTAAATTTTTTCCTTTCATTTTAGTTTCCACCTTTCCTATAAGGAACAATATGCGTTCCAGTTTTACTATAATGTATTTTGAAGCTATTTGTCTTTATCTCATTATTTTTATTTTTTACAACTCCGATTGTTTCTTTTACTGTTATTATTTCTTTTTTGTTCCACTTACCACTGTCGCTAAATTCTAATTGTCCCTTTCCTGCGTATTGATTTATTAGCTCTTGTGCTTTTTCTTTTGAAATAGTTAAATAGCTTTTTCCGTCTATATAATTATTACTTCCAATTATATGTTTATCTTGCTTTCCCTGATTTATGGTCTTATTTACATTATCAATATATTTTTTTGCTCTTTCTTCAGTTGTTATTCCCAACGCATCAGAGTATTGTGCTTTTAAATTCTTCCACTCATCAATGTTATTATACTTCATTTCTTGAAATTTATCAAATGTTTTAGGCATTTCATCACCTAAAATATCCTTGTATCTATTATATTGCTCATAATCCGATGATTTATTTTTATTCATTTTTATATCTGTTTCAAATGCTTTCTTTGTAGCCGGATCTGAATAAACATATTTTTCTAGCCATTCCTTATAAGTAATATTTCTTGGAACATAATAGGTTTTTCCATCAGTATTTCTTGCTGCCCTTTCTCCAAATTCAAATTCATCTTCGAAGTATGGTGCCGTTGTTGTTCTACATCTTACATGAAACGGTGGGGCCGTAATTCCTATTTTCATATCTTTCATTTCATATACTGTGCCATCTATTTCTCTACATATATCTGATGTTCTTGAATCTAATGTTGCTATGTTTATATACTTTTGTACCCCTAACTCATTAAAACATTTTTGCCTTGATGCACTTGAGAAAAAAGCAGATTCTGTCATTACCAGTGTTCCAGCCTTATTCTTACTAACATTAAAATCCTTTGAGATTTTATCTATTACTTTATCTGGTGGATTTCCCAAAATTATTGATTGTGTCAAATCTGTTTGTAATGTTTTAATTAGTGCTTTTTTATTTTTCCAAATTCTATCAGAAAATGTTTGTTCATCTGTAGTCCAGGGTTTAGATATTATACTTTGTATTATGTCTAAATTTAATGTTGCAAATTTAAATGCTACATTTGAACCCTTTTGGAGCTCATAGGCTGTTTTATAGTAATTATCTCTGTATGTTTCTAGTATAAAATCATTTGTATTATTGCTTTCATCATAATACAACTTTTCAACTTGTTGTTGTATTTGTAATTCTAATGCCTCTAATCTAGAAATATGTATTTTTGAACTTGCATTTTCCAATTGCTTTTTCCAAATTAGATCTATTCCATTTTCTTCTCCATATTTTATATATTCTTGTACATCCCAGTTCAGTTCTTTCAGTTCATCACTATTCAGCCACTTTTTTGCTTCCTTTAAGCTAATTTGATTATTTACTGCAAATCTTACTAACCAATTATTTATTTCTTTTTTTACGGTGCTTAATGCCTTATCGTATGTTTCTTTTAATTCTGTAATATATTTAGCCTCATTCAGCAATTGTGCTTTTTCAAGTTCTTCAAATCTTTTAGTCCAATATTCTGCATTATTTCCCATTATTTATCACCAACTTTTGAACTTCCATCTTCTGTTTTGTTCCCTAATTCCTTTATTATTTTGTTATAATCACTTTCATTTTTTTCCGCTTCTGCTTTTTCTTCTTTATCTATCTTTTCTTTTTCATCTTCAACATCATTAACATAAGGATGTCTTGATAATATTGTATCTTGACTTAACATTTCTATACTTGCTTGGCAATTTTCTATTAGTTCTTTTTCATTTACAGTCATTGTTTTATTAAATACATATTCTACTTCTTTATCAGAATAATCTTTGCCTGTGCTCATTTCAACCCAATTATTATAGAAAAACATAAAATATTCCAAACTGCTTTTAAATTCTGTTTCTATGTTACTACAGTCTAAATCTAGGTCAGCATATAATTGTTTTAATGCTACACCAGACTCCTGTGTTCCAAATTTTTCGCTTTGAGTATCAACGCAAGAGCCACCCTCATAAATATCTTTTCTTAATTGTTCGATAAAACTTTTAAATGCTTCTATATTTAAAGTTATATCTTTACGATCGTATTCTCCATCAGTATCTAAAAATACTGTATTATATGTTGCTAGATTTTTTTGAAAAGTTCCTGCTTCCGACTGATAATTTTTTACGACATTAACTCCATCTGGTGCTTCATAAATTGAATCTCCTGTTCTAGAGCATAATTCATCGTAACAATCAATAAGGCTTTTCAATAAATGAATTAGTGGCATTTCATCTCCATTATACTTGAAATATATGAAAGGTATCTTTTTCCATCTTTGTGGTTTTCCATCAAGTTCAAAATGTGCAACAATACTTGTTCCTTCTCTATCTTTTCCAATTACTAATTTGCTTCTCTTGTCTACTTCTTCCACATCTTCTTGTAATGTAGAACCATTATAGATATAATACCTTACACCATCTAAATCCCAATACTCTACTTTTGTTTTCTTATCTCTTTCTGTTTCACTTGTATATACTTCAACTTCATATGTCATTATAATTGCATCTAATATTTCGTGTTCTTCATCTTGCCATAATGGTATAATTCTAGTTGCATATCTTAACCTTGCTTTTAAATCTCCATTTTCATCGATATATATTTGCCACCAAGCAATTCCTCTTTTTACTGCTTCTATTAGTGTATATTTTAGTCTTTTATGCATTTTATTGTTAAATAAATCTTTCAATAAGTCCTTGTATTCTTCATCTTCTTTTTCATTTTTGGCTAGAACCTGTTTTATTGTTGGCTTTTTTCTTAAAAGATATCCCGCTTTTTGATTTATCATTTTATATATAATCGGATGTTTTAGTTTATAGTTTTTTGCGTGTGGTGCTACTTGTTCTTCTCCATTTTCTGCAATAATAATTCTTTGTTTATCTTCAATATCACCTTGATTTTTGTAGTATTTACTTCCTTCTACCATTTCCTTAAATGTATCTGATTGCTTAAAATCATCTATTTGTAAATCTATAAATTTTGACAATACCAGACCTTTTTTTGCTCCTTCTGCTATTATCATTTTTATTCTATCCATCTCTGTTATCATTATTTTTCTCTCCTTACTGCACAAAATATGCTCCCCTTTTCTTATTAGGGTATAATGTTTGTAATAAGTATCTTAATGCATCTAATGCGTGATCATTTTGTTTGACTGGTTTATCCTCTCCTTTTTCCTGTGCCTTTTCGTCCCAAATGTATGAATTAAATTCTCTTATTATATTAGGACACTTTTCTTCAACAATATGGATTCTTTCTTCATCTAACCAATTCAAAACTAAATTTATACCATCTATAACCGCATTGTCTGCTTCCTTAACGGCTATTTTATTTTGCTTAAATAAATTAATTAAAGATGTAGCACTTGGATCTATAATAACCTTTCTAATTTCCAAATCTCCAATTAATTTTTTATAATCATTTAAAAACATTGTGTCAGTCTTTGTTATTTTTTCTTCCTGTCCTTTTTTGTTCTTTTTAGTTCCTTTATTGTAATATTCATCTAATATCCATACTTGTGGCTTTCCATCAATATATTTTATTCCACATAATAAGAATACCTGTGGATTTGTAATTCCATAATCTGATGATACATAAAAGAAATCAAACTTTTTAGGAATATCTACAGGTTTTATGCAATGCTTAATCTTATCAAAATTAGGATATATAATACCTTCAGCAAGTACCCACAACCCCAATATAAATCTTTGAAAGAAAACTCCTACAAACATTTTACGATATCTTTCTTTTGTTTCCTCATCAAGACTTGGATTATCATCCATTGTAAAATGTAAATGTAATATATTTTTTTCTTTCTTTTTATCAATCCATTCAACTTTAAACCAATGATTTGGTCCTTCTGGGTTGCAGTTAAACCAGTATTTTGAACCTTTTACAGAGCATCTAGCAAGTGCTTGGTTTACGAAAGATTGTGGCATCAATGCAACTTCATCTAAAAATACCCCTGCAGCAGTAATTCCGTTGTACTAAATCTTGTGATCTTTCATCCTTACCACCAAAGATATAGAAATAATTTATTATTTCTCCTTTGGATATTTCACACATATTGTCTGCACGCCTATCTTTTATTTTATATCCCTGTGCTCTTAACATTAGCTTCAACCAAAAAAGAACATTCCTACGAAATGCTCCTACTGTTTTTCCTGCCAATATAAAATTTTGTCCATTAAATCTTGTCATTGCCCATAAAACAAATGATAATGACATACATAATGTTTTACCTGCTCTAATACTTCCATCTGCAATAATTCCATTTTTATCTTTTACTGGACTTTTATCTGTCCACCAGGTCAAAATCTTCTTTTGTTTTAAACTAAATGGCTTAAACTTGAATAATGTACCATTCTTTATTTTTTTTCTTAAAGTAATAGCATTTTGCATTACTTTGTTTCTTAGATTAGATATTCTTTCATCAAAACTTTTACTATTATTCTTCAGTGTAATCATTCCATGCACCTTCTGTCGAATCGTTTAACGCTTGTATAAAACTGTCATCTTTCATATCTTCATTATTTGAGCTATCATCCTTTGCTGCTTCCATTTCTAATCTAATCAAATCTAATTCAAGTTTTCTATCATCAGTTTCTATTTTGTGATAACTATCAATATATCGCCTTTTGGCCTCTTGCACTCTTGTAAGTGATTCTTCTAGTCTTTGAATAATATTTGTTGTACTTTCTGCTTCAGTTGTTGTAGTTGATCCATTGCTTTTGTATGAAATATTTTTTGATGTACTTTTAGACATTCTCACAATTGTTAAATCTTTGCCTTCTTTTACATTTTTTATCCTCTGCATCATTCTTCTTTCTCGTATGGATAGCATTTTTATTTCTGACATTATCTGATATTTCTTATCGTATAGTTCTGTTTGTTTCATAATAGCTTTTTCTTCATCTGTCAGTAGGTCATCATATATTGTTTCATATTCTCCAGTTTTTAATGCTCTAGTGTTTCCTTTTTCTGCTCCTGGTCCACCCTTATTTCCTTTTGCATTTTGATTTCCTTTCTTTACCTTACTTAAGTTGCTTTTTCTTTTCCAATTTTTCTTTTTTACTAAATAAAGAACTTCGTTATAAGTGACATCATGTTTTTGTGCTATTTGTTTATAGGTTTTTCCTGCCATATAGTCTTTTTTTATTTTAGAAATTTTGTTATTATCATCTATCACATCATATCACCCACCTACCTTTTCAAATATTTATTCCATTACCTATTTGTAATAATTCATTTCTTTTTAACCTTGTATTAGTAAAAGATGGCTCCCAGGTAGCATATTTTTCATCCTGTGGAATTTTTATAATATTGCCTTCTTCTATTAGATCAACTGCTTTACAAATCATTTCTACACCTATTGGGAATATTTCTCTCCATAAATCGTGATAGTTCCATTTTCTATCAACAAATAATGTTTTTTGAAGGAATATATCTCCTCCATCTACACTATCATCAAGCCAAAATACTGTTGCTCCTGTTATACTGTCATTCATAGCAGTGGTCCACCTAACAGCATCTTGTCCACGATGTCTAGGTAACAATGAAGGATGAAAACCAATAGCTCCATATTTTGCTTTTTCAATAATTTTAGTTGATATATACCAATGTGAATGTGCTGCAATTACAAGGTCTGTTTCTTCAGGTATATCCCTAGAAACTAATCTATCACAATCGCTTATCACAGGTATTCCTAGTTTTATTGCATATCCTTGCATTTTATCATAGTATTTTTCTTGTGGTGGTGGTGCTACACCAACAATATTGTGTCCCTTTTCATATAATGCTTTTAGGACTTCTTTTCCAAAACTTTTTTGCCCACATATAAATATATTCATAATTGCTAACCCCCTATATATTTAAATCCCTGTACTGCTCTAAAATGTCCACCGTATCCAGATGCACACGCATTTGCTTCTCCACCATTATGTCTTTTTCTTGATTTCATAATAGATTTTGAACTTCGTGTTTTATTTCCACCATACAAATTCGCACTTGTTTGCACCCATTTTTTACTTTTTCTCAATGCCATACATAACTGTGGATGCGATGTATGAAAATAAGTTGGAAATTTTTTATTGCATCTTCCGTTACCTTCTAAATGATATTGTGCTATCCATTCTAAAAACTTCATTCCAACACCTGCACCTTGCCATTCTGGCATAGTAACTAATCTTGTTGCTCTGTATCCATTGGATGTAAAAAAAGGAGCAACTGCTACATGACAAGCTAGTTCTCCATCTACAACCCCTATAAAATACTCTGCACAAGGCGGCATAGGTAAATTTAAATAATAATGTGGCTTAAAATATTTCCAGTAACTTTGGTTGACCTTGAAAACTTGGAGGTCAATTTTAGGTCTTTGCCTGGCCAACCCACGCTCAAATACTTTTGTTTTTGTATCAAATACCCAGTCCGGTTTGACCCAATCTAAAATATCATAGTGTGGGGTTAACAACACCACCTTCCCATTTGGATTCGTTCTTCTCCAAGCTTTTTGAAATGCTTGTGAACCTATTTTTGCTATTTGTCTATCAATTACAGATGTAAACTCATCTATAACCACTTTTTCTGGTTTTTCACAAATTAGTCTTGCTAACCCTGCTCTAAATTGTTCACCATTTGATAATACCCTAAATGGTCTTAACCAGGCAGGTACATCACCTAACCCAACATTTGCTAACGCTCCTGTGACCTCATTGAAATCACCATTCGGAGCAATTTCATCAATTATTGGTCTATCTGTGGCCCAGCCTTTTGTATAGTCATATATTAAGTTTTCACCAAATATAACTTTTCCTATACTAGACTTTCCGCTTCCAGAAGGGCCAACTACAACTCCAATTTGCCATTCTCCAGATAAATCTATTTCTGCTTCCAAATCAAAATTACAACCATTTTCTGCATTAAACAATGATTTAACCCTTGCTGCTCTATAACTATTGAAATCTTGAACTCGATTATGAATTTCTATTTTTGTTTTGTTATCCATTATGTTGTCACCACCTTACATTCATAACCTTGGTCAAGTAATTTGTTATATACTTTTTCTTGGTCTTCTTCATTTTTGCATATTACAATTACTCCATATTGTTCCTTATAATTAAAACTGCTTTCACTTGAAGTATTCACTTCGTTTTCCAGTTCTTCTTCAAGTTGTTTTATATCAAACTCAAATTCCTGCATATCAATATTAGATATTTTTGCAAGTTCTTCTTCCAAGATATCAATATCAAATCCGGTATTCATAGTTAGTTTATTATGGACTAGCATATATGCTACTTTTTGTTCCTCAGATAAATGTGTAAGTTTTATAACCTCTATTTCTTTTAGTCCCATATCTTTTTGTGCCAGGTATCTTCCTTCTCCTTCAATTATAAAACCTTTTTCATCAATAGCAATTGGATCATTGTTTCCAAATTCTTGAATTGATTTCTTTATTTCTTCAATTTGTTCTGCTGTGTGAATTTTAGCATTATTAGGATATACCTTAATACTATCAATACTTACTTTTTCAATTTTCATATTCTCATCCTCCTAAATTGCAACAGTCTTTTTTATTGTGATTTATGTTGCTTTTCCAATATTCAAAATGTTCATCTACATCTTCACATACACTTATTTGTTCAAAGCCTGTGATTTTCTGTAGATATTGCTTTTTAATGCTTAAAGGCAAATGTTCATATCCGGCATGTTTTACTGTATATTTAGAATAATCTATATCAAACCATTGTTTTATCCAATGATTCACTCTTAAAAACTCTATTAAAATCTTATTGCATTTGATGTTATTCAATATATCAAAATCTATATACTCATAAATAAAAGGGCTTAATCTTACTTGAACATCAAACCCATTTTTATATAATTTTTCAATAGCTTCTATTCTTTTACTAGGGACTGTGGCTTTTTCATATTTTACTGATTTACTATCATCTGTGGTAGTAACGGTAATTTGAAAATGGGCCAAATCCTTGTCGTAAATTTTCAAATATTCATCATTCGCAACAATACTTGATTTTGTGACTATTAAATATCCAATTCTTCTTTTGTTTAGATATTTAATAATTTTATAGGTTATTCTATTGTCCAACTCTATTGGTTGGAAACAGTCTGTCATTCCTCCAATTCTTACTATTGTTCCTTTTCTTAATTTATCAATTTTTCTTTTTAGCTTTTCAACATTAGCGACGCTTGGATTTTTAGGATTCCACAAACCTCTAAAGCTTAATAGGGATTTTGCATAGCAATACTTACAATCGTGGCTGCAACCGACATCCGATAAGTATCTAATCTTATAGGATAATTACATTTGCTGCCTTCATTTCCGCCTACTTCCTTATAAAAGCTCTTAAATTGTTTCAATAATACTCCTTTCTCAAAATAAAAAAGACCATAATAGGTCTTTTAGGGGATTGAATATTTTGTAATTTATATTTTTTCACAATATCATTATAGTTCCTTGATTACGACATGTCAAGGACAAATTATGGACAAACTTACATTGTATTATTAGAACATTTTTCTTATACCATCTATTCCAAACATAAGTATTGCTATTTCTTCAATTGCAGTATTTTGATCTCTACTAATTTGTCTTTCACTAATATGATACTTTTCGGACATACTTTTTGTTTTTGGCTTCTTATCTCCTTTTATATATAAATCATCAATAATATGTGCTCTCCTTATTTTTTCGGCATTGTTACTGCTTTCGGCCTCATATATATAAAATTTTATAATTCTTTTAACATGTTCTATAATTATTTCCGTTCTTTTTTTAGATGCTAATATTGATTGAACTACAGTTACTTCGTCAGATGTAGTACAATATAATTTATCTAGTACCTCATCAACAGTTGCTGTTTCCAGTTCGCATTCAGTCCATGTTGCCTGCTGACAAGCACTTAAAAATCTTCTATAATTTTTTATTAAAAGCCTGGTATTTTTTAATTTGGTATCATATGTTATTTTTTCTCTTAATCTTTCCTCATTTTTTGCCCTTTCAATTCCTTTTTCAATTCCCTTTTCTACTGCAGAATTTATTAGTTGTTCTATAAATTCTAATATTTTGCTTTCTTTTTCAGATATTTCAATTTTTCCCATACAAAACCTCTCCTTCTAGGTAAACTGTATGCTTTGTGCTTTAGTAAATTATAATTCTATATTTCTTATTCTATAATACAATGTTTCCTATTTATTTTATATACATTTTTAATGCTCTTACTAATGTATCTAGAGCTTCAATATATCCATAACTATCAGTACCATCTTTCCTTACTTGAATATATTGTTTGTCTTTTATTTTTCGTTTTAATTCACTTGTCTTTGTTATTGCTTCCTTTATCTCCACTTTCTTTTTGTTTCTCCTTTTCTGCTGGGACATTTAAATATAATTGCTCATCAGCATAATTTTCCCAGTATGGTGTGTCTGTAAATGTTACTTCATAAAATAAATTATTGGTGTTTCCTAATACTGCTTGATATCCATTTAAAACTCTCCATTTTTTTCTTGTCTTATCCCATAATGGTCTACCTATCAGCATTATAATTTGAAACCAACTCAACATTTGCTGCGATTCATCTTTGTTTTTCTTTTCTACTTTTTCTTGATTTTGCTTTTTCATTTGTTATATTCTCCTTTCTCAACTTTTCTAATAGTTGCATCCAACACACTTTGTCGCACTCGTCTCCATAACTTATTGGATTTTCTATATCTCTTATCATTACTTGCCTGTCCTTTTCAATTAGTAAGTGTAAGTTATTACCTATAAACTCACAGGTCCATTGCACAATATATGTTTTTCTTCCTAGTGCATATCTTTCTGCTCCAATTAGCATTGCACTTAAATCTTCTGTTTCTCCATTTACATCAACTTTCATCTTTTCTCCTTACTTAAAGCTATTTATCTTCAACATTTGGACTACAAACACTCCTGTTTTTTCCTCAATTTTGTTTTGAATTCGCTTCATTTTTTCTTCATCTTCTTCTTTGTCTAATTTATCCATTAACTCAATTATTTTTTCTAAAGCCTCAGTACATTTTTCAAAGCAAGTTTTCATTTCTTTTATTTTTTCTACATCATCCATAATTTACCTCCATTTTTACTTAACTTTCTTATAGCCTCATATCTCTTTATTTCATCTTCAGATAAACTAACTATTTCCATAAGATTTTTTATAGATTTTTCTAGCAATTTAATATTCCCCCTTTCCTATCTTTTTCTCTAATATTTCATAACTTTTTTTAAATTTTTCAAATTCTTTACTATTCTCAAATATCTTTCCACTTTTTAGATCATCTAGTAAATGTCGTCCTTCTTTTCCTATTTGCTGCTGATATTTTCCATCACACCAGTAATATTCACTTGTATGTTGATGTCCATCGTATAAAACTTTATTCTTGTTTCCTACATCACATACTAGAGTTTCATTTTGTAGTGTTCTAGCTCTTTTACAATTATCACATTTTTCAATACAATCCATTATTTTTCTCCTTTAAAAATCATTTCAAAATTATAAATTATACAAGCACAATATCCTATTGTATAATAAATCATTTTAGTAGCAGTATTATTATTAAATATGTCTATTAAAATATTTCCTATAAAAAATAGAATTATTAGATAACATAATTTTTTGCAAAATTCTTTCATCATTACCACCTTCCTAAGTATTGATTATTATATTCTTGCTGTAACTGTGTAGCCGTTTTATTTAATGCTTCATCTAAATTTATATTAATGTTAAATCGCTCTGTTAATTGCTTTATGACCTCATCTAAATTTATAGGTACTTCGATGCTTTTATTTATACCAATCAATGATATATTTTCTTTTTTTATTACTTCTGCTACTGCTGTATTAATAGCATTTTTTATAAAATATGCTTCATCTAATCCTACAAATTTAATTTTTCTTGCTTTTGCTTGTTCTATGTTTTCATCTGATATTACAAATGTCTTAATTGTATATATAGTACAATTTCCCATACCTCTAATTATTTTGTCTATTTCATAATTATTTCGACATGGGTTTTCTTGACTTCCTAATTTTTTCATTCTTGCACCACCTCAAAACAATTTTCTAGGTATTGTTCATGGGTTAGTATATTTTTTATATCTTCATCGTAAAATACTACTAATGTTCCATCTCCTTGCCAGTTATATTCCCAATGTTCAGTAAATAATTGTTTTTTATTTGTAAATGGATCAATTCTAATTTTTACAATAAGATGTCCATTTACATAGTCTCCTTCTTTTATTAAGTCTACTTTTGATTTTGAATGTTCTACTATTTGGCTCCTATATTCGCTTGCCATTGTAGTTTCGCAGCAATAATACTTTTCATTCATATATTCATCAGGTTCAATAATTTTTTTTACTTTTCCTATATACCCTGCCTTATTTCTTATGTATTCATCTATTTCTATTTCATCATAATAACATCCAGAGCATCCCATTTTTTCCACTCTACAGTGGTCCCATTCCTTACCAGTACATCTCATCTTTTTATACCTCCAAAATATCTAATATTTCTAGTATGTAATATTCTTTTCCTTTTTCAGCTCCCCATTCTTCTTTGCCTTGTCCTACTCTTAATTTACACACACAGGTCATTTGAGGAGCATTGTTTCCGTATCCATTTCTAAATACTACTCTATAATAAATTTCTTTAAAATTTGGACATTCTAGTTCAATATTTAATTTTGCTATTTCATAATAATTTTCAAACCTTTTAGTCCAATATGGTTTTATCTCTCTATATTCTTCTTTCTTTTTTCCACTCTTTATCATATCAAACCATTTTTTCTTTATAGGTAATACTAACATATTTCTACCTCTCTAATCTATCAATGTATTATCTTTATTTATCCATTCTTCTCTATGCAACATCATTTCTTTTGTTTCCTTAAGTGAATGAATTAAGACATCTATACTTTCCGTTTTATTAAATTGTAATATTATTGGAATTTCTATCGTATTGTTAGGTGGTATATCTCCATTATTTAATCCAATTTCTCGAGGTGCTTGATTTCTTAATGCTATTATTCCTATTTCTTCTTCCTTTAATATTCCAGGTATAATATTTATATCTCCTGTTCCAAACTGTATAATAGTTTGATTAGTTTCTGGTATTTGTTTTATCATTTTAATTTCCTACCTTTCTACACATTTGTTTTTCTTTGTCCCATGCTGCACATTCTTCTTTATAGCAATTTTCAAATTGTTGTGTTTCAATTAATATGTGATATTCCCCTCTAACTATGTTGTCATCATCTAATATTGGTTGTCTTATATTTTGTTGTATAACTCTATATTTTTCTGGACATTTCATAATTACCTGTTCTCCTCTTTTTCTGTTTCTTCATTAATTGTTTCAATAATTTGTTGTACCGCTAAAGGTGTATATTTTATCTTTTCTTCGCAAAAAGCCTGTGTAATTATTTCAGCATCATTTCTTTGCATTCCACAACCCATTAATAGTTTTTTAAATCTCTTTCTAGTAATTGTTTCTAATCCATATAATTTTAGAATTCTTCTTACTTTTTCTTTTGGAATTTCCAGTGTCATAGATACTTCTCCTTCTGTTATTCCTTTTACTGTATATTTCATTGCATCTATAAAATCATCATTATTTTCTTCTTTACATTCGTAATTTATCAGTTCTTGTATTTTTTCACTATCTTTTGTTTTTATATATATCTTTCCTGGTTTTAAACTTTCTGTTGGCATATTATCCCTCCTTTCTTTCAGATTTATCTTTACTATGTATTCCAAATGGTAACTCAAAATCTTTTTCAAATATCCATAGATGATACATATTTGCTGCATCTACTAATCTATCTTTTTGAGGATATACTTCTATTGCAAGTCTATCTTCACCGAACAAACTATCTTTTAGCCATTGTTTTTCTGCCCATTTCATATCAGTTCCATCTAAATTTCTAAAACAACAATGAATAACTTTCCCCCATTCTGTTTTAATTTCTCTTGTCATCGCTGCATACTTTCCATTGTATGTGTAACATTTATTCATTTGTGCAAACCACCCACTACCCTGTTTCAATGCTTTAGGCGATGGTTTTTCAATCCACTTATTTTTAGTATCTATTTTCATTATTCACCATCCTTTGCTACTTGCAATATACACATTATTGCCATACCTATAAAATCTCCTATAAAAAAGCCTATTAAAAGCCCTATTATTAAATACTTTATCATTTGTAACACCTACCTTCCATTTAATTCATACATATATACAGTTTCTCTTAATGAGTCCAATTCGACATATTGTTCATCTATTATTGCTTGTCTCCTATCTATTGTTCTGTCTAATTCACCTATTTTATCTTTTAACTTGGTATTTTCATTTTTTAGATCATGGTTTATTGCTATACACCCAACAACAAACCCAAAAACAAAACATAAAATAACCATTAAAACTGCTTTTATTTTTTCAGTTTTCATATATATTTCTTTATCATAAATTTTCATAAGTATTCCTACCTTTCAATAAATCTTTTTCCCTGACACCACATATATTCTTCAGTTGGACAAAATTCATCATACACTAGTGGCATATTTTCTTTTTCATCACAATACATATCCCCATGTTCAATATACATACAATTTATACATTGTTCGCAAGTAACATTCTGCTTGATTTTATATCTTTTTCTTTGTACTGGTTTTCCCATTTTTTCTCCTTTCTATTGTCTTATATATGGTCTATCTATATATAACGCAACTGGTGGCTGTATATTTCCCAATACAGACAAATATATTTTTCCTGTTTTTATAAATTCTTCTTTTTCTTTTTCAGTCATTTCCCAACACGAAACTATATGTTTATCTGTTTTTAATGCTGGTAAATCTCCACACCCTTCGGCCTTAAATATACAATTCATATCTTCAAAATTTACTGGATTCATAATCCTATTCCTCCTTTATTTTTAAGTTGTATTTATCTTCAAATACCTTCTTTTTAGCAATATATTCCTTTGTTTTAAATCCTTTTGTATCAATAATTTCTGCCGTTTCATCATTATGAAATATTATAAAATCAGCTTTATATTTCAGTCCTGGTGCTAATATAAATACGGGCTGCAAACAAAACCCTTTTATTTCTTTCGCTTGCAGCCTTAACTTCAAATTGCAATAATAGTCCGCTTCTTTTTTACTGTCAAATGTTTGTCCATCTACGGAAGTCTTTACTGCCCCATATTTACTTTTTTTATTACCCTTTTTCTGATATTCTCTATATTGTTCAATACTCCAATGTTCTTGACTAATCATCTTTTACCTCGCCAAATGCACACTCCATACACTCCTGTAATTGTTCTTCTATTGATGTACTTTCGCTAGGTACATCGCAATTATGATACAATGCTTCCTCACATACTTTATTATATCTACTACAAAATAACATTTTCTTCACCATTTCCTTTCATAAATATTATTTTTTTCTCAATCTTTAATATCACTTATTCCCAAGTGATCCAACATATCAGTATAACAGTTTTTACACATATTACAGAGTTTTCTTGGCGATTTACCATCTTTTGCAACCGATATAGTTATTCTGTCCAAAGTAAAGTTTCCACATTTTGCACAAAATTTTTGGTTAGTATTTTGAACATTAAAAATGAATTGTTCAAATTCTTGTTTTGACATTTTCTTAATTTCATCGAAATTCATTTTATTCTTTCTCCTTCCTTTTCTTTGCACACTTTAAATCTTGTAATACTCTTGGTGTATATTGCCTATTTTCCTGGTTTCTTTTTAATGTTTCTATATTTTTTATAGTCGTATCAGTTTCAGCACAAATCCCCTTTGTTATAAACTTACTTGTATATGGTTTTATTGTACTTACTAGATCTATTTTATCTTTTATTATTCTTCTTTCCTGTAATACCTTTTCTAGTTTTTTATAAACTGCCATTATTTCAATAGCGTTTAATTTACTCAATTCTATTTCGTGTAACAGATCGTCTCTTTCGTATTCCTTATTTCGCAAATCTGTATTTAATTTTTTTTCTATTTCCTCTATGTTATAGAAAAAATATTTTATATTTTCCAACAATTCTAATGATTGCTGCATATCTTCAATTACCATCGTTCTCGCCCTTCCTTTGTATCTTTTTTCTAGGTTGTGTTTGTTTCTAACATTTAGTTTTCTCTTTCTTATTTGGTAAGCATCAATGTATTATTTTCCTTAAATGTTTCATATAATGTTTGTCCCCTATCATTTAAAATATATGGAAAAAATACTTCATCAACGGTTACCATTTCTGTTTCTATTAGTGCCATTTGTGCATCTATCCAATCTTTAATATTTCTCCACGCTGTTCTTTCTGCTTGTTCATTAGTTGCCTTAATAACACTATTCTTCGCCTTTTGTATCCTTAAAACTTTTAGAACATTTTCTTGCCTAGCAGGCAGCCTAATTCCAACTATTCCTTGCGAAGTATTTATTTTAAAACTTATTGCTACGACACTTCCTGCATCTCCATATTCAATTAAAATTGCTTTAGCTTTATGTTTAGCAAGTATTTGTTGTATTTCATTAATTGTTTTTTCTGTTTTTATAGTTGTTGTATAGTTTTTAAGTGCCATTATATTTCCCCCTTTCTACATACTTATGTGCATTCCTGTTCTCTTTTTGAAAAGCTCACAATATTCAAATAAACCTGTTTGTTTGCCTTTTAATAAGCATCGTGGTACTTCTATCTCAAATTTCTTATATTTTTCTATTATTGGAATACACCATTCGCAATTTTCACATGTCTTTAATCCTCTAGATATTAGTTCATCTTCTTTAATAAATCCCATTTCTTTACTCCTCCGCTTCTGATATCTGCATCATTATTGTATCTGAATCATACTGTGTGCTTAATTCTGTTTGCTCTAATGCCGATAATACACATTTTTTAAAATATGCTTTTGGAATTTTTATTTGTGATTTAGTGTTCGCAATAGTATAGTTTTTCAAAGCATAACACAATTTTTTAGAATTGATTTCTTGCACTTTTTCTCTTGTATCTGGATTCATATACATTTCTTTCAAAATCTCTGACATTTCAATAGCAAGTTCTGGAGTAAATATATTCATTTCGCAATTATGTATCATCAATTCATATTCCATCTTTTCAGTCTCGTCCATCATATCATCTAAAGTCTTGTTTTTTTTTGCTTTGTAACTAGATGGAAAGATAGATGTAATTTCGTTTAATTTAATTTTATTTAATTTAATTTTATTTGATTTTATTTGATTTAATTTGCATAATTTTGTATTGCTTTTGTATCGTTTTTTGTATGCATTTGCATTACTTATGCAATAACCTTTTATGCACTTGCATTGCTTTTGTTTCTTTTTTGCATTGCTTTTGCTTTCCTTTTTTCTTTCTTTGTTCCATCTTGCGTTTGCTGCTTGGCTTCTTTTTTCTTTCAATGTCTCATACTTTTCCATTCTTCTTAATAAACTTGCAGACCAAAAGAATTTTTTATCTGAATTAAATAAGCCATTTCCACTTTCGCCATCTGTATATTCACTTATACAGTCTTTCAAGTACTCCTCAACATCAATAGTTGTTCCTGTATGCATTTTTATTGCTCTATATGTAGTTTTGTCGAGAGGTAATTTATATGTTGCCTCATTACGAAGCATTTCTAATATTGCCCAAAACAGACCATATCCGTTCTAACCCATAATCACATCTCATTGCTAATATTTTTGGATCCGATAATGCGTTTGCATCATGGCTAAAATAGTAAACATCTTTATTGTTGGCCATTGGTTACCTCTCCTTTCTTTTGTAATATAACATCCATAGTTAGTTGTTGATTTTTATATACATCATTTATATATTTCTTTTCACATACTGGACCAAATCCTTTTTGAATACTTCTCCAAGTTTTTAATTCTTTTCCACACATTCGGCAATTAAATGTTCTATCTTTTATGTCAGGACACTTTTTTAATGCCATTACTGCTAGACTTATTGCTTTTATATCATTCAAATAAATTTCATCAGAATCACTATTTTGTATGAAGCTTAATCTATCTCTTCTCAATTCTTCTAATTGTGTTATTGCTTTTATACTATTCATAATATCCCTCCACATTAAAACGGATATAATTTTAATTCTAGATCTAATCCTGGTCTTGCAATAGTTGTTTTTATCTTTGTTTGTTCATATACTCTATTTTGCATTATCATTTGATTTGAATTAGTATCTGATAAATGGCATAATATTATATTTTTTGCATATTTCAAATCATTTGATGCTAAAAACTTTAATACATTATCTAAACTAAAATGACTTTCTAATAGTCTCGTATATCTAGTTTTATTTATTACTCCATTTCTTGCATTTTCTTTTGCTATTTCTTGATTATAATTACACTCTAATAATAAATAATTTAATTTATCAAACTTATATTTTATATAATATGTATCTGTAGCATATAATAATTTTTCACCAGTTGGCTTATATTGAATTAAAAAGCCTAATGGTTCTGCTGCATCATGTTGCGTATCAAAAGGAAGTATTATAAAATTTCCTATTACAAATTGCTTTAATGCTTTTATTACATGAAATCTATGTCCTTTTAAATGTTGCTTTTCAAAAGTTCCTGCTGAAGCATATATATCCATTCCATAAAGGGCAAAATTTGTAGCATATTTCAAATGGTCCATATGTTCATGTGTTATCAATACTCCATTTATTCCACTAAAATTAAAATTTAGTTCTTTTTGCACATTCTTAAAGTTAACACCTGCATCTAATATTAACTTTTCTTTTTCATTTGCTTCTATTAGATAGCAGTTACCACTTGAACTGCTACCTAATACTTTTAATTTCATTAGAATGATGGTCTTTCTGTTGTATCAATATTTTCTTCTTCAGATACAGGTTGAGAAATTTCTTGACTTTCATTCAATGTTTCACTTGGTATTTCCTGTGGTGTAACATCTATTAGTTCTTTATTAGCATTATCTTCTATTTCTTGCTTTACTTTGTCTTCTTGATTTTCTACATAATAGTCTTCTGCATTTTCCATTACATATACATAGCTTTCATTTATCTTTTTAGGATCTAATGGTACCTTTTTACAAGTTGCTCTTACCATTGTTTTATAAAGCATTTCTTCTTGCCATCCTTCAATAGTTTCTGTTCCAACCTTTTTACCATTTTCCCATTTATCTTTTTCTCCACCCCAAAATTCAGCTGCTGCTGTACTTGGTTTTCTTTTTAGTAGTTCTGCTTTTGACATTGTAACTAGTTTATTTCTAGTTTCATCTTTATATCTTATATATCCAAATCCACCTACTACTTCTCCCCTATCAAATGGGTTTGATATATCAAATTCGTAACAATCAACATTATTCTTTGTAATCATTTTAAAATTGTCATTTTTATGTACTAATTCCACTCTAATATCAACTATTGGATATATTGAATATTTAATAGCAACATATCTTAATCCTTCATATCCTGGCATTAGTGTTAAATCATATTTTCCGGTTTTTCCATTTAGATAAGGTACTACGCTTAAATGGTTTGCAACAGCCATATCTAGTCCTAATTTTGCATTTTGTACTACATCAACGGCTAGTTTATTCATATTTACATTTTGCCATATTACTGCTGGGTCTGCTGCCTTTTTCTTACTATAACTTCTTCTTTCTTCTGCACTCTTTAAAGAATTATCTATTCCTATGAAATAATTTCTAACTAATTGTCTTTGATAGTCATTCAAATTTAATTCTCCAACATTTCCC